GTGCTGCACTTCAAACTAGAGATTTATCTGCCCTATTTGAACGAGGCGTAACAGACTCGTGGTTTCCAGACCAAGATGACCGTCGCATTTGGGTTTTTCTTCGTTCTCACTTTTCAAAGTACGGTGAGTGTCCAAGTTTAGAAGTTGTAACCGAAAACTTCCCTACCTACCAAGTGTTAAACCTGTCCGATTCAATGGACTTTTTGTTAGACGATTTAATTTCAAAGCGTCGTAAGGTTGCTACTAGTTCTATGTTGCGTGAAGCAATTCAAGCAATTGAAAAAGAACAAGACCATGAAGCCGCTCTTATTGCTCTTCAACGAGGTATGGTTAAGATTGAAGAGGCTGGACTTAGTACCAGCACAGACGTCAACTTGGTTAAGACAACAGAGACTCGTTGGGATGAGTACCAGCAGTTAAAAGCAAACCCAGGATTGTTAGGGTATGCAACAGGGTTCCCAACAATTGATGCAGCCACTAGCGGTTTGCAAAACGGTCAGTTAATTGTTTTAGTTGCTCCTCCTAAAACAGGTAAGTCAACTCTTGCTTTACAGATGGCCAGAAACATTCACAGAGACGGAGCAGTTCCTCTATTTCAATCTTTTGAAATGTCAAACACAGAACAACAAAAACGTTACGATGCAATGAGAGCTATGGTTTCGCATCATCGTCTTATTACAGGTTCTCTTACAGACGAAGAAGAGGCTAGATACAGGGCTTCTCTGACCGCTATGGCTGCAGACCCACATAATTTCTGGTTAACCGATGCTGCTAATGGACAAACCGTTGCTGCAGTGGCAAGTAAAATTCAAACTATTCAACCCGATGTTATTTTTATTGACGGTGTGTATTTAATGATTGATGAGCAGAGTGGTGAGGCAAATACCCCGTTAGCTCTTACTAACATTACTAGGTCTTTAAAACGGTTAGCACAAAGAGTAGATAAGCCAATAGTTGTGTCTACTCAAGTACTTCAATGGAAAATGCGTAAAGGCAAGGTGACTACAGACTCTATTGGCTACTCATCTTCCTTCTTTCAAGACGCAGACGTATTGTTTGGTTTGGAACGAGAAGACGACACAGTAGACGACACTAGAATTCTTAAAGTACTTGCTGCTCGTAACTCAGGTCCTACAGAAACTTCTTTGCTTTGGGATTGGAATACGGGTCAGTTTAGAGAATTGTCTGGGGATGACCTATGAGATTAGAAGAGATGGAAACCGTATTATCTAGATTAGGTATTGAAGTTGTATCTGTGAGGGGAAGTGAAATTCAATCCTTTTGTCCTGGACATAAGTTGATTAAAGGAAAAGAAGATAGCAACCCATCATGGTACATAAATGCTGATACTGGAGCGCATATTTGTTTTAGTTGTGGGTACAAGGGAAGTTTAATGTCTTTAATTTGCGATGTTAAAGAGGTTGATTACGCAGATGCCAAAGACTGGTTTTATTTAGAAAACGAAGATTTATCTTTAGTTATGGAAAGAGCCGAGAAAAAAGAAGAGCCTATATTTAAAGAGGTTGTAGAGATATCAGAAGCTCGTTTAGCGTTGTTCACTGACCCTCCTGCTGAAGCGCTCGCCGCTCGCGGTTTCAAGTTAGAGTCAGCTAGAGAACATGAAGTGTTGTGGGACCCCAAACATAACAACTGGATTACGCCCATACGTAACCCTTTTACCAACAAACTCATGGGGTGGCAGGAGAAAGGTTATGTCAAACGTTACTTCAAGAATTACCCTACGGGAATTGAAAAAAGCAAAGCTCTTTTTGGTTTTCGCAGGTACGATGGTGGCAGGCTTATTGTTGTTGAGTCTCCTCTAGACGTTGTTAGATTAGCTTCAGTTGGTGTTTCTGGTGGGGTTGCTACATTTGGTTCTTTAGTCTCTAAAGAACAAGTCAGCCTCATCAGAAGCGCTGACCAAATTGTTTTTGCTTTTGATAACGACGACGCTGGAAGACTTGCTGCTCAAAAGATGCTTGACTTAACTGTGTCTTTAAGTTTTGAAGCTTGGTTTTTTAATTACTCGGCTACAACTATGAAAGATGTAGGTGGTATGAGTAAGGCAGAGATATTGACTGGGTTAGAGACTGCAAAGCACAGTTTGCACGGTCTTAAGGCAATTGTATGACTTTTAAAGGAACGCTGTTACCTTATCAACCAGAGGCTGTTGACCGAATGTGCGAGCGCAAAAAAATGCTTGTTGCGTACGATTTAGGGTTAGGCAAAACTATTATGACTATTGCTGCTTTAGAGCGTTTAATGGATGAGGGTAACGTAACTGAGCCTGGAATTATAGTTTGTCTATCAAGTATCAAGTATCAATGGGCTAATCAAATTAAAAAGTTTACGGAGGGAACCTCTACGTCTATTGTTATTGACGGAACCCCAAAACAAAGAGAGGCTCAGTACAACAAGGTTTACCGTTGGCGAGACACAAAAATAGATTATGTAATACTTAATTACGAACAAGTAGTTAATGACTGGAAATTTATTCAAAAGCTTCCAAAAGGATTTGTTGTTTTAGACGAAGCTACAGCTATTAAGTCTTTTAAATCTAAACGGTCTAAAGCTGTAAAGAAGTTGTCAGACGCCCCGTATAGGTTTGCTTTAACTGGAACTCCAATTGAAAATGGAAAGCCAGAAGAACTGTTTAGTATTATGCAGTTTGTAGACCAGTCTGTTTTAGGACGGTTTGATATCTTTGATACCGCTTTTATAGTTAGAAATACTTGGGGCGGGGTTGATAGGTACAGAAATTTAAATACTTTACATGAACGACTTAAAGAAGCATGTGTTAGAAAGTCTCAAAAAGACCCAGACGTTGCCCCATACTTGCCCGACGCTTTGTATAAAGAGCCGCTTCAAGTAATACTGGATAGAAGGTCAGCAAAACTCTATTCCAGAATTTTATCTGACTTACTCATGGACTTAGACGACGCTCAAACTTTATTTGGAGCTAACTTTAACTTGCTTGCTCACTATGGTTATGAAAGTCAATGGAACCAAGGAGATGAGCTTCGTGGAAAAATTATGTCTAAAATTGGTTGTTTAAAGATGCTTTGTTGCTCCCCAAATTTAATTAAATCAAGTGCTGATAAGTTCAGGTTAGCTAAAGGGGAAGGGTCTGCTTACGCAGCTCAACTTGATGACGAAGGCCTTTTAGAATCAATGCCTGAGACTAAATTAGACATGTTAATTGCTTACTCTAAAGATTTCCTAGAACAAGATGAATCTAACAAACTTGTCATTTTTTGTACTTACGTAGAGATGCTTGACAAGATTATTGATAGGCTTGGTTCCGATATATGCAGGGTCTACTCTGGACAGATAGATTCTAAAACTAAAGAGGAACACAAAGTTGAATTTAATACTTCTCCTAATGTTAGGGTTCTCGTTAGCTCTGATGCTGGGGGCTATGGCGTTGACCTACCATCTGCTAATCTTCTTATCAACTACGACCTTCCCTGGTCTTCTGGCTTGGCTACTCAAAGGAACGGACGAATCAACAGAGCGTCTTCAGAATGGTCCACAATCGTCATACAAGACATCCTTGTGAGCGGTTCTATAGAGATGAGACAGTATGAAGCCCTACAGCAAAAAAACGCTGTGGCCTCGGCTGTTTTAGATGGAACGGGCATAAACGACAAAGGCGGGGTTGACTTGACCATTAGTAGTCTTAAAAAGTTTTTATTAGATAGTTCCGTGTAGAGTACTCCCATGCCAACCTACGAATTTCGTTGTGAGTCCTGTGAAGCCTACGGCACTGGGGAGTACTCCATTCACGAGGACGCTCAAATGAGATGCCCTAGATGTCACACTTTAATGTCTAAAATATACTCAGCTCCTGGTTTAATATTTAAAGGCAGCGGTTGGGGCGGAAAATAGGGTTTTATACCTGTTAAAATAGTTTAATGCCAAATGCACCTAAAACTCCAACGCGTACTATCCGCGTATCTGACGAGCTGTGGACAGCTGTCCAGAAGAAGGCTGCCCTAGAAGAGGTCACAGTCACCAGCGTCATTATTGAAGCTTTGAATAATTACGTATCTGGGGTTGACAAGGAGTAACTACCTGATTAAGTTTGTACCAACCTAATAGGAGGTACAAATGCCAGACAATAGTGTAGATGCTCTACTTGATGAGCAGTTAGAAATCGTAAAAGGTGAAGTACGTCAGTACGTAGCTCTTAAAGACCAAATAGACTCCCTAAACAAAAGAAAAGACGACATTAAAGGTCGTATCTTTGCTGTTGCAGAAAACTACGGAGAGCCTACAGACAAAGGCCATATTGTTTTTCCAATTAATGAAGAAACAACAGGAACTAAGTCTATTGTTAAACAACGTCGTGCTTCTAAAGTTTTTAATGAAGAAACGGCAGATACTGTTCTAACAACTAAATCTCTAAAAGAACGTTGCGTTAAAACTGTAGAGGTTCTAGATGAAGACGCAATTATGGCTGCATACTATGAAGGACTATTGACCGACTCTGACATTGATTCAATGTTTCCAGAGAAGGTTACTTGGGCTTTAATTTTGGAGAAGTAAATTGCCTAATGACTTTATTGAAGAGACTTTTAGCGAATTAGACGCTTTTTATCCTGGAAGCAAACGCAAACGTCGTAAACCCGTCCCAGAAAAACCTACGGTAGAAGTTGTGCCTTGGGAAGACGAGTACTTTGAAAAGTTCATAAACGGACAAAAAGTAAAACTATATACATTAGGGTCTTTAGCTAAAGCCATAAACCGCTCACCTAAAACCTTGCGTAAATGGATGGAACAAGGTAAGTTTCCACAATCACCTTACCGAATGCCAGATACTGTGGGTAAAAATGGAAAAACCTACGTTGGTAGAAGGCTATACAGTAAAGCGATGGTGGATGCCGTGGTAAAAATATTTGCCTCGGCTGGACTGCTACACGCGGATAGAGTAGAATTATCTACGCACCGGAATCTTGCAGACAAGATAACCGAGGTGTGGAATGAAATCCGCACAACCGAAACTAACTAAGGAGAAATGCCAAATGGCTATTCAACAAACTGCCCCAGATGCCAATGCGTATGTGGCCGAAGAATCAATCGATGAGCGTCCTGCTCAATCAACTACCAAGTCCGCTTCTGATGATGTTGTTTTATCAGGATGGGATGCTGCTGAAAAACTAACTACTGCTATGGGAGATTTTCCTGTAGAGACCCGTTTAATTGAAAACGAATTTCAAGTTTTCAAATTCTTGGACCAAGAAGGTCCGTTTGCTATCTATAAGCAACACTTCCTTAATCAAAAGACTTCAGGAAAGCGTTCATACGTTTCTCTTGGAGCAAACGACCCATTGTGTGTAAAGCTTGGGAGTAAGCCAGAAAACAAGAGAGCATTTTCTGTTGTTAACTTTAGTGCTGAAGAAGGACCTCAGCGTCAAATGTTAATTGCAGGTTCTCGTTTGTATCAGGCTCTACATGCTGCTCACTTCTCACCTCAAGGACCTCTTACAAAGGGTTACTGGGCGATTTCTCGCACAGGAAAGATGGCTGCAACTGTTTACACCATCACCCCTATTAAAGAGCGTGACTTGGAAGAAGACTGGAAAATTAATCCAGAGACTGCTGCTGCGGTTGTTGAAAACACACAACCATACACCGCTGATGCAATTCGTAAACCAACTTGGGAAGAGTTGGACGAAATTGCTAATTCACTTATCTAAAAACTAAATCACTTTAACACTTAATAGCAGGGTAGGACGTGCCCTATCCTGCTATTAAAAAAGGAACCCACAATATGAACATTATTACCACTACAGAAGCTTTATCAGAAATGGTTAGTCACTATCTAACTCAAGACGCTTTTGCTTTTGACGTGGAAACTGTGGGACCACAAAGAGGTCTAACTCCAGTAAACGAAGTTCTTTGGATTACTTTTGCAACGCATGGTCGTTGTGATGTAATTCCTATGGGACATCCAAACGGAGAGTTTATAGAAGAAGTATTTCCTCTCACGGGACAAGGAGAGATTAGAAAACAGGAGGGTTTGGCGCTACGGCTTAGCGACTATTCAAGAGATAGTAAGAAGGCCACTAAAATATTTGGACCAGCGCCAGACCAACTGTTTCCTAACGAAGTGTTTTCTGCTTTAGAGCCCTTGTTGTTTGACGATAGTAAATTGACTATAGGTCACAATTTAATTTTTGATTTAACTTCTATTGCTAAGTATTACAAAGGTCGAGTACCAGAACCAGCTTACTTTGATACGATGGTTGCTTCTTTTATTGTAGACAACCGTAATAAAAATAAATGCGGATTGGACGATTGTTTAAAGCGTGAGTTCAACTATGAGATGGTCAAAGGTGTAGGAAAAGAGGTAGAAAAGTACTCTTTTGAAGAAGTTGCTAAGTATGCCTATTTAGACGCTAAGTACACATTTTTACTTTGGAAAACGCTACAACCACGACTAGAGGCTGCTGATTTAACTAAGGTGTTTTCTTTAGAGATGGACGTTCTTAGAGTTCTTTGTGATATGAAACTTACAGGTGCTGTAATTGACGTAGAAGCTTTGTCTTCTTTACACGCATCTTTAGAGTCAGATTTAGACAAGACTAAGGCTTCTATCTGGAAAGCCGCATCTCGTGAATTTAATATTAACTCTAATCAAGAAAAACAACACATTTTGTATGGACCTAAGGACGAAGGTGGTCGAGGTCTAAAACCTAAAATTTTAACTCCAAAGGGAGAAGATGCAGCTAAAGCAGGCAAAGAGCTATTAATAGAGCATTATTCGGTATCTGCTGAGGCTTTAGAACCATACAGAGACAAAGACGCATTAGTAACCGCGTTACTTGAGTACTCTGATTTAAACAAGCTTTTGACTACGTATGTAACTCCATACTTAGGTGGCGATGTAGTTCGTACGGTTTCAGGAAAATCTAAGATAGAACATAAAGATAGTCTTTTAATAAACGGAAAACTTCATTGTGATTTTATCCAACACGGAGCAGAGACAGGCCGTTTTTCTAGTAGAAACCCAAATTTACAAAACGTTCCAGCCCCTCACACACCAAATGGAAAAGCTATTAGAAACCTGTTTGTTGCTCCAGAAGGTCACTCCTTAGTAGTAGCCGATTATTCTCAGATTGAACCTAGAGTAATTGCTTCGTTTAGTGAAGACCCAATTATGATGAAGAACTATCTAGAAGGTGGAGACATCTATACAACAGTTGGCGACACCATGGGAGTGGACAGAAAAGCAGGTAAAGTCCTAGTTCTTTCTATGGCTTATGGAGTAGGTCCTGACAAGATTGCTAAGTCTATAGGTTGTTCTGTAGCAGCAGCACGCGACTTGCTTAATAAGTTTTCTGAGAGATTTAAGACTGTAGCAAGTTACAGGTCTAAAGTTTTAGGGGCTACTAGACAAGGCAGGCCTCCTTATGTGACCACCATAACCGGTCGACGTAGGTATTTGCCAGAGATATTTTCTAAGGACCCAGGCGTTAGAGCTGGAGCAGAACGTCAAGCTTTTAATACTAGAATACAAGGAAGCGCCGCAGATATTATTAAAATAGCTATGGTGCGGGCTCATACAATGTTACCAAAACAGGCTAAGATTACGCTTACCGTCCACGACGAACTGGTTGTAACAACTCCAGATAACTTAGTAGACGAAACAGTTTCTAAACTAAGAGAGGCAATGGAGGGTATTCATGTGTTAAAAGTTCCATTGATTGCTGATATTACTGTAGCTAAAAGATGGGGAGATGCTAAATGAAGTTTCCATTTTTTAACAGGTTTTCCGAAAACAAAGAGCCTGACTGGGTAGTAACTAGAGATTCAGTTCCTTTATCTACATTAGCTAGATGGTACATATATGATATGGGTATTGAAGAGCCAAATAAATTTGGGGGTAAAGTATTTAATTTAAACCCAATTAGTAGTGAAGGTAAAGAAAAAGAAGAAGAAGATAGCGTTAACAGGATGGGTTTTGTTATTCCTATACTTCCTTTTTTAAGCGTTATGGCAGAGTTAAACGCAAAAGCTATTGCTGAAGTTCAAAAGTCTGACATGATAAAACACGGTATGCCAGAAGACGAGGTAGATACTGGACTTGTTGAAACAACACAGTTCTATCAAAATATTGGGTTTGCTGCGCTAATATCTAGTTACGCAGCAGCTGCTGAGTTGGGTTTAATTGACATATCTGGTACATTTACAGACATAGATGAAATGGATAACAAATGAGCGATTGGTGGTCAAAAAAATTAGGAACGAATACTACGACTCCTCAAAGTACACCGTATATACCTCAAAACACTCCTCCTGTTGTACAACCCGCTCCACAAACGCATACCCCATCTGGAAATCGTCTGCCAGAAAGCGCGATGACCAGTTCAAGATGTCCACATTGTGGGAGTGGAAACTACGGAAAATCAAGCCCTGATACAAGAGCAAGATGTTATGAGTGCGGTTACCCAATACAACAATCAGGAACTGGAACTCCAGGTGTTCGGCTGCCTAGCAACGGTGCTGCTGAACCAACTAAACAAATAGACACATCAAATAACTTTAACCCAACAACTATCATTGGGAAGATTGAATAATGAGTTTTAATAAAGTATTGGCGTTAATTAATAAAAAATACGGAGAAGGCACAATTGTAGTTGCGTCTGACGTAATTCCTAGTACACGAATTACTTCAGGTTCACTTGCTTTAGATGTAATCTTAGGTGGCGGTTGGCCTACAAATCAATGGCATGAAATTGTTGGTGAAGCCAGTAATGGAAAAACAGCATTAGCTCTTAAAACTATTGCCGCTAATCAAAAGAAATACCCTAGTTTTACTGCTGTGTGGGTAGCAGCAGAACAATGGGTTCCTGAATACGCAGAGATGTGCGGAGTAGACCTGTCTAGAGTTCATGTTTTAACAACTAACGTAATGGAAGTTGCTTTAACTGCTGTTTTAGATTTAGTAGAAACAAAGGAGATAGATTGTGTGGTTATTGATTCTTTGGCGGCTTTGGTTCCGGCTGCTGAAGACGAAAAAGAACTTGAAGAGTTTACTGTTGGCCGTGCTGCGTCGTTAATGGCTAAGTTTTTTAGAAAAATGGAAAAAGCTGGTAGTCGCAGTCTTATTAAAGAAGAGCGCCCTTTTGTTGGGTTAATTATTAATCAATACCGTATGAAGATAGGTGTTACTTACGGAGACCCTCGCACTACTCCTGGAGGAGAGGCTAAGAACTACTTTTTCTTTACACGTGTAGAAGTTAAACGAGATGACTGGGTTGAAGTGGGAACTGGTCAAGAAAAGCGTCGTATTGGTCAGACTATTAAATTTCAAACAAAAAAGAACAAGTCTGCTCCACCATCTCAATCAGCTTTTGTAGATTTCTATTTTGCTGATGGTGGCGCAGTTCCTAAAGGTAATTATGATTTTGCCAAAGAAATTGTGGCTATTGGTTATTTATACAAAATCATTAAAAGAGCTGGGGCGTACTACAGATACGCTGGTCGTCAATGGCAAGGTGCAGACGCTTTGTTAGCCTCTTTAAGAGAAGAAATAGATTTAAAAGAAGAGCTAGAAAGAGAAGTTTTGGACGTTGTTAAAAACAAAGGCACTTTAGGTGCTGACCCGACTGTTGAACTTGATGAAGAGTGAGGGTCAAAAACAATCTCTAAAGCATGAAAAGAGATTAGCTAAAAAAGTTGGAGGTGGCAGAAATGCTGGCTCTGGGGCCTTTTGGCAACGTAAAGGCGACGTTAGGTCTAAAGACCTTTTAATAGAGCATAAATGGACTGGTAAACAGTCTTTCACAATGAAAGCCGATGTTCTTGAAAAGATTATTACAGAAGCTATATTAGACAGCAGAACGCCTGTACTAGGTTTCAGTTTAAACAAAGAGAACTACGTAGTACTACTAGAGGATGACTTCCTGCAGATTCGAGATACGCTGCTAAACATGATAGACTTGGAGCGAGAACACACGGAAGAGGAGTAGCCCTATATAAGGAGCATACTTCTTGCCTGCAGAACCCCAAGACGATTGGCGTCATAGCGCCAAGTGCCGTGGTATGGATACTGAACTTTGGTATCCCCCTCGTGATAAAGATTTATATAAAGAAATAGCAGACAGGTCAAAAGCTGTGTGTTTTGGCAAAGATGGTAGACCGCCATGCCCAGTACGAATTCAATGTTTACTTGAGGCAGATAGAGTTGACGAACCCCATGGTATCTGGGGAGGACTTAGTCATCGTGAGCGTAACGCGTTAAAAAGAAAAATAGAAAAAAAGGGAATGACGCTTAAAGAATGGGTTATTGCAGATAGCACAAAGAAGTAGTCTGTGGTAAGTTCATCCTCTAGGAGGAGAGATGATTCTAAGAACAGAAAAAAGTACTGCTTTGGATAAGTTTTTAAAAGCAGGTAAAGCAAACAGCAGGGTGTTAGGAAAAGTAGAAAGACATGTTCTTTCTACACCTCGTGATGCAAGTAGAAGAAGTGATTTGTTGCACCCGTCCGCTATGGTCAGCCCTACTTGGTGTCACAGAGCTTCTTACTTTCATTTACTTGGACATGAGCCTGCACCAAGACCTATAACTTTAAATCAACATATGATTTTTGCTGAAGGTCATCGTATCCACGAAGTTTGGCAAGACGTGTTTAAAGACATGGGAACTTTGTACGGTCTTTGGGAAATGAAAGATACGGGGTTAACGTATTGGGGGTTTGCTGCTGACCATGAAGGCCCTAAGAAATACAGAGAAGTCCCTTTAGATAACGAAGAGTTAATGATTACAGGACACGCAGATGGATGGCTTGTTGGTTTTGGTGAACCACTTCTATTGGAAGTAAAGTCTATTGGTATTGGAAGTATGAGGTACTACTCACCAGGGCTTGTAAAAGCAGATTCTGATTTTGCTGCTGCTTGGAAAGCTATTGAAACACCATTTGAATCTCACATTTCTCAAGTTCAATTGTATTTAAAGTTATTAGAGTTATCTGACCACGAGGTTACTCCTCAAGAAGCGGTAATCATTTATGAATCAAAAGTTAACCAAGAAGTAAAAGAGTTTGTTATAAGAAAAGATTCTTGGGGAATTAACCACGTACTAGACGCCGCTAAAATGATTGTAGAAGCAGTAAAAACCAAAACTCCTCCAGATTGTAACAACGGTGGTAGGATGCTGTGTCAAGGATGTAAGGGGTATAAAGATGAGCAAAAGTAGTTTGATTGCAGATTCCGTTAGTAGTAACGCCTTAACTACACTCAAAGAACAAGGGTTTATAGTTGACCTAGAGGTTGATTTAAGTAGGCCAACTATACCTAGCAATATAACTGAATTAGGTGACGAAGATTTAATGGAGCTGTATACCAAATTTGTTGCGTATTCAGACTTTATTAACACTCAACTTTCTTGTGCAATTATTGATGAGAAAGAGCTAGAACGACGAATAGAGTTAGCAGAGGCTACTACTTTTCTAACGTTATCGACCGCCACTTCTAAATTGACTACTGTACGTCCTCAGGTTGCTTCAGATGAGGATGTAGTTCAGTTAAAAGAAGAACATATGCAAAAGTTTGCGTATAGAAAACTTATTGAAACTATGGCTAACAACTACGATAGAGGAAGCTCAGTATGTAGCCGAGAGCTAACAAGACGAACTTCTAACGATAACTTTAAGACCCGAGCAAAGAAATTTACAACATGACCTCACCCATTAAATTTTTTGATGGTGGGCTTACAAAAGAGGCTAAAAAGTTAGCCATAGGTATTGACCAGTCTTATTCAGGTTTTGCGTTTACTGCTATGGACATAGATACAGGTGATTGGATGACTACAGTCAGCAAGGCTCCTGGCTCTCACGTTGATAGGCTGTACTGGATTGGTAGTTCATTAGAGAACACTTTAAAAACTTTATCTAAAGATGCTGAGGAAGTAGTAGTTGCTATGGAGGGATACGCTTACGGCTCTCAAATGGCAAACATGGCAGGAGAACTTGGCGGTTTAGTTAAGTTAACTTGTTTTATGGGTCTTGACAATTTTCACGGCAAGTATCCCTACATAATCCCACCGACAGTTCTTAAAAAATATGTTACTGGCAAGGGCAACGGCATTCAGAAAAATCAAATACTGCTTCACGTGTATAAAAAATGGGGTGTAGAGTTTACTGACGACAACGCTGCTGACTCTTACGCGCTCGCTCATTTAGCTGCTGGAAGGCACGGCCTTTCTTATGAAAAAGATATTTACAACAACATACAGGACCCTAAATATAGAGAAAAGCCTTAAGCTTTAAGCATTATGGACCAGCCTATTCCCATTAGCTCTTTAAAGCCTGATTACGAGGCAGCCATGGATATGCGTGGAACCCCGACCCATGTCTGTGTTTGTGGGTCAACCCTGTGGAACGTAAAAGCTATGTTTGAAGACTATGAGATTTCTATGTACTTTTTAGACATGGAGTGCGCCCTATGCGGGTCTTTAGCCACCGCTCCCACCCTAGTAGATAGTCCAGGTTACACCCCTAATTAGTAGTTAAATTGCCGTATATTATTTCTCACGGGAGTACTACTAGACGAATACAGAGGAACTACATGTCCGAAATACAAGAAGAGCAAGTATTACGCGTAGGCGCAGGCAGTAACCCACAATCCGTGGCCTCAGCTATTGCACACGCCATATACGAAAGCAATACTTGCAAGATTAGAGCCGTAGGCGCAGGCGCAGTAAATCAAGCTGTGAAAGCGATTGCTATTGCTCGAGGCTACACCGCTCCCAGAGGTATTGACCTAGCCTGTGTGCCGGGGTTTGCCTCAGTTGAAAGTAACGGTGACACTATCAGTGCTATCGTTTTTAGAATTAATGCAGTCAGTTAAGCCTTATTTTTCAAGAGTAAGGCCGTATTGTTGTATTACCAACTCTTAGGCCGAAGAGGTATAAAATGAAAGAACCAAAGAGCAAGTTTTCTACGATGGAAACCAGCGCTGCCCGCGGAGCACGAAACGCTTCTGCTGAAGGCACTTCTGGCAAGCTTGTTAAGAAGAAGGGCGCTCAAGCTGGCGACCCCTACGCACAAGCAAAACCTTCACGTAAGAATGTAAAAGCAGCTGGCGCACGTGCGTATGGTATTAGAACTGCAATGCCTACTTACAAAGACCCTGCTGCAGGAATGACACAAGCTAACGGCAGAGTATTTACTGCTGCGCTAAACCGTCAAGCCCCTAACTTTTCGTCAGGTGCATCAGACGCTTTAGCAAACTAACAACTTAATAGCGAAATAGGACCGAAGCCTAACGGCTCGGTCCTATTTGCATTTTCTCGTTTTGTAACGCCAATAATTGTTAAAGTGTGTTAGGCTAATGACACTCATGTAGTTAAGCATGAATGGGAGAGGCCTATGTTATCTGAAAAGATATTAAATATAGCTAAAGAAGGCTCTATAAATGGCTGTGTTGTAAAGGTATGGTTAATTACTCAACCAAAAGAATTACAAGAAGCATTTGATTCGTTGATTAAAAGTCCAAATGCAAACCTTTCCGTAGCTTATAGGTACATATGTGAAGAAAATAGCAATTTACCATTTAAAAGAACTTCTTTCGTAACTCATATTAGAGGGAGATGCACTTGTCCAGTGAGCTAGTAGAAAAATTAACTACACTTTTAGAAACTGAAGTCCCTGAAACAGCTTGGCTTTGGCCACCTATTCAACAGGCTTCACCTACAGTTATAAAACCAGCTGTGTATAAAGATAAAAAGTCTAGCAAAGGTCAATACAAGTTAGTTATGTTTGTACCAGACCCACAAATTGGATACAGAAAGTATGAAGACGGTACATTAGACCCGTTTCATGACGAGGCCGCAATTGACGTTCACTTTCAATTATTATCGTATTTAGAAGCAAAATATGGTGTAGATGAAATTATTCATTTAGGAGATTTTTTAGATTTACCGACTATGGGTAAGTATGCCCAAGAAGAAATGTTCGCACACACAGTACAACCAGCTATAGATTACGGACATCAGTTGTTAGCTAAACAAAGAGCAACTTGTCCAAATGCAAAAATTGTTTTAATTGAAGGTAACCATGATTGTCGTATGAGTAAGTTTATTACTATGAACGCCATGGCATCTAAAGGTATTAAAAGGGCTATGCCAAAGCCAGATTCTTGGCCTGTCATGTCTATTCCTTATTTACTCAGATTAGACGAATTAAAGGTCAAGTATATTGGCGCCTATCCAGCAGGAGAGTATTGGTTAAATAAAAGTCTACGAGCTATCCACGGAACCAGCGTTCGCTCTGGGGGTTCAACAGCCAGTGCGTATGTAAACAAGAATCCTCACATTTCTACAATTTTTGGACACGCACACAGACAGGAGATGCAATATAAAACTGTACATGACCAAGACGGTCCCATCAGAAGCGTTTCAGCAAGTCCAGGGTGTTTATGCCGTGTGGACGGAGCAGTCCCTTCTTATGGCAGTGGCCTTAGTGAGCAAGGCCGTCCAGTAAAGCATTGGGAAGATTGGCAACAAGGAGTTATGATTGGCTGGATTAGGGAAGATGGCCATTTTATACTGCAGCCAATTAACATTTTAGATGGTTGGACGGTTCACGAAGGAAAAGAGTTTACCGCTAACTAACGTTCTGATAGGCGTATTATGTATGTATGCCAGGTACCCATCAGAATGTACAGAGTCTCGGAGCTTCGGGACTCTATGGAACTTACACTAATTACGGTGGCGGCGGTGTTCCTGTTGCTCGTTCTGAGCTCGACTATTTACGTATGGGTGTGGGTCGAGAACCTTCCGCAGAGTATCCAGATGGGTACCTAGGCACTATACGTTCACGACGTGACGACAGAGGCCTTGCTAACGGAACTTCTGACCGCGTCTTAGATAAAATGAAACAACGTGTAGGACAACGTTCCTACCAACGTGGAGTGCATCGCGGAGAACGCATTGACCCATCAGATTATTATTATCCTTCTGGTTTAGATAGAGACCGTGGAATTAAAAGACAAATGGCTGCCGCTCGTCGCGGAGACCTTGTACCTAGAAACGCACCAGTATCTAAACTAGCACCTGCACCTCATTTAGTAAATGATGGTAAAGCAAATACAAAACACAACGCTCCATATGAAGTAAACCAACGACGCGTTGACCAAATTTCTAGATTAAAGCCTGGGTGGAATTAATGCCAAATACACCTGATGGAGTATATGGAGAAAGACCATGGTCTACTAACAGACCTTGGATAGCGGCTGGTAAAGCTGCGTATCCTCCTCAAGCATATATTGGCCCATTTGCCAGTAATCAAGAAAGACTATTAACTCAATCTTTAGAAGTAGCTAACATGACGGCTGAAGAGATTCAAGAATACGTACGCCCACCCCTGCCTCAGGTAGAGATGTTTCCACCTAGATTTGGGTATAAGAACACGGAATACAGTATTGAGGATATCGTTGAGCTTACTAGCAGGACTTACGAAAGAACTGATTATGCTCAGCAGCCAAACACTACTGAGTCCACCAGTCGAAACACCCTAGGACAGGTATAAAATAGGATTATGGAAAATACAATTACGTATTTAGACGACCAAGGCGAAGGCATGCCCTACGTGCTTGACCCGGTAACCGGTAAAAGTTTATCCGTGTACAACGGGTCAGTTCCATGCGGAAGTTGCGGGTCCCTATTAAATCCAGTTCAATCTTTATCATCCACCCTATGTCAACCATGTGGCCGTAAGAAAGCAGCTAAATCAGTTGCTAACAGAATGGCTTAAGAAAGGTAAACATGACAGTCAATAACTCACGTTCACAGAACGCAGATATGTTAGAAGGCGCAACAGACGGTAAGTACCGTAAGCGTCGTCCAAACACAACTGTAGCCCCAGGTATGGGCGACCAGATTGTTGTTCAAAACCGTGCAGGTTTAAATCCTTATATGAATTATGATTTTATTAATTCAGAGGCTCCTAACAAAGTAAACCCAGGAGCTTAATATGGCAAAGCCAGCCCGCGCCAATCAAAGAAATGCTGGAGAGCACATTCTTAATAGAAAGCCTTTCAAAGCATCTAACTTTTCAGGCGGTAGTTCTTCTACAGGGCTAGGTCGTTTGCCAGAAGATGAAGCAGCAAAGTTTAAAGAGCATAACCCTGAGTACGTAGTTAACTCGTACCAGACACCAATTGCTTGGTATTCTGAGAAAGCTGGATGGCACGTGCCAAGCACTAAATATAGCTCGTCTACATCTAAGCATCAAAACGTAGTTCGTCGTGCAGTCGAATTTGGCGAAGGTAAGGATGGAGCAACAAAGTGATTCCAAGTAAGAGTCAATTTAATTCTAGCAAAGAAGGCTTAGCCGTTTTAGGAAAGGCCGTTTCTGCAGCAAAAGAAAAAAATGAAGCAGCAAAGAATGACCCATGGGTAAATACTGGTAAAGACGTAGCAAACGATTATCGTGACCCAATGCCATCAGTTAAAGTAGTAAAGAAAGCAAAATAATGAAGCCAGTATCTGCGCAATTTAAAAAAATTGAACTTCCAACTCAAAGCGAACAAGAAGTACGCGCTGTAGTGGCTAAAGGAAATAAAGTTGCAAACGCAAAGCGAGAAGCTTCTGATAGCGTATTTGAACAAGATTTACGAATGATTGCAAAAGAAGAAAAGGGTTCTAAAGTAGAGAACAATCTAAGAGTCCGTGCTGCTGCTGACGACACTGGACCTCTACGCAACCTAACTGAACGTGAGCACGGATTTGTTCAACAGGCACAAAATCGTTTTGAAAGAAGCACTGGACCTGAAAAAGAAGCACATCGTAAACAAATTGGAAAAGCGCTTCAAAAAGGCGTAATTGATAGTCGACGTGTAACTAGATTAGCTTGTCAAACCCCAGGTTGCGGTAGTTCTGTATCTATGGAATCCTCAAAGGGAGATGTAACCTGCCCTTCTTGTACAGCTTCTGGAGATAAGGCTGGAGCAACATATAAAGACCGCCCAGAAACCGTTATGAGTGGAGACCGTTCTGACGTGGGTACAAAACGTGGCCGCGCCTAAAAAACTACAAAACATCCCTGACAGACCAGAGTTTGAAGGTCGAGATGTGTACAAACATACAGTTGGGGACGACAAAGCAGCAACCGCAGCTAAGTTAGATAAACTTGGTGAGACTAATCCAAACGATTTAAGAATCCACGCTGGTGGATATTACTCAGTTTTAAAGAAACCTAAAAAGAATACGAAATAACTAGCCTTATCTGATAGGCTACACGTTCTACGATTAGGAGCATCAAATGGTTTTAGACCTGTCTACTTTAAATGACGGTGGAGCTGAACAAGAACCCCATTTTAGACTATTAGTTTGTCGTACCTGTAAAACGATTGATGAACTTCCTTCAGCAGACCAAGACCCAAGTAACGTACTTTTAGAGATAACAGTAGAGCGCCATGGTGCAGACCATATAGGTGTTTTATACAACGTACCAGCCGTCATTTGGATGTCTGAGAAAATGAGACCACAAGTTATCGAACAGATACAAGGTGGCGGTTCGTCTGGATTAGACGCTTTTGGAACCCAATTTTATGCAACTAAGATGCAGTTTGCAGAAGACGCTATGGCTTGCTACGGACAACATAATAGGCCTAAGGGTCAGTGCCCTGACTACAAGTCAGAAAAGAAAGTATTAAAACCAGGAACTGCTAAAGACAGAGCAGATGCGGGGTTGTCTTCAACTCCAACAGGCCCTAAGATATATCTATGCGATTTTTGTCCAGTTAAATCGTTTAATATGACCAAGCACCATGAGTCGAAGGGACTATACAAGTGACAGAAGAACAAGAAGTAGAAACACCTAATACTGATAATACAGAGATGGTTCAACGTTCTGGAGTTACTGCGTTCTTACTAATTAAACTAGATAGCGGAGTGTGGAAAGCTGTAACTGATTTGACTACCCCTCTGGCTGTAGACCGTCAGGCTGTAGTTACAGACATTAAGCAAGGCTGTCAAGAGATTGGGGATGCGATACGTACTCAAGAGCTTGCATGGGCTGTTTCCCAACATTTGAAGCAAACTGGGGGTGAGGATAGCCAGCGCGTAGGGGCCTCAGTGCGAGATGCTTTGGATAGACGCCAAATCTAAAATCTTGTAAACTGTAACGACAGGGGGTTCGCCATGTTCGTAGAAATGATTTGCACTTGTGGTGCATCATTGCAAATGGAACAAAATGAAAATGAAACTGCGTTATGGTTGTTATCTTCAAGATTTGTTGAAGCCCACACCGATTGCGGATTTGTTTCTGGAATAAATAAAGATAGACCAGAAGAAACAACTAAATATAATATAAACTTTAAACCAAGAGCTAAACGTTATCATCTTGATGACCCAGACGAAGACGAGGACGATTAAACATGCTAGAACCTGCGGAGACCTCGTTTTTTAGCAGGCCTTCTGCGGGATTAGACCCTAGATTGTTTAGAAATGGGAAAGTAATCCCTAAGGTTAGAAATTCTATCCTTCAAATACTATTTAATCATGTGAACTCCCGTTTTACGGGCTCTGAGTCATGGATGCACGTTTGGTTAGCGGGTTCTGGTGTTTCATACCAATGGGCCGCTCACAGAGAACCTGCAGACCTAGATTGCCTTGTTGGTGTGGACTTCATAGGATTCCGTCAGTCTAATGAAGACTACGCTAGATTTAGCAATAAAGAGATTTCCCAAATGTTCAATGAGGGTTTCAGAAAAGAGATTTATCCAGAAACCGCAAATTTCATGGGAGTGTTCGAGTTAACTTTTTATGTGAACATCCAACCAAATATTTTGGATTTAAAACCATATGCTGCCTATTCACTAACTGACGATGCGTGGGTTGTTGCCCCAACCACAGAAGAACTCGTAGTAGACCCATCTTGGGAACAAAAAACACAACGAGACAAAGACATGGCGATTGAGATTCTAAAACGCTACGGCGCATCAATGTCTAAATTAGAACAATCTTCTAACGAGTCTGCTAGAGTAAACGCCTCAAGAGAAAGAGAGAACGCGTTGACCCAGGCTGTTGGTCTTTATGAAGATATACACTCTGGAAGAAAACACGCATTCAGTGAGTCTGGAAAAGGATACGGTGATTGGTTTAACTACCGTTGGCAATCTGGTAAACGGTCTGGTATTGTTCAAGGATTACAAAAGTTAAAAGAATTAAAAGAATCGGATTTTAAAACTTTTTCTGAAAAAACATACGGCTCAGAGTTAGCAGACGCTAACGTTCTTATTCGTAGGGCAGCTTCACAACGTATTAACCGCAGTTAAACGAAAAAGAATTCGGAGCACAAACGGTGTCAATTATATGTTTTATGGACGGTGTTTTAAGAACCGATACTAAAGTACCAATTTTTGAAGGTATTTCTGTTTACAGAGCTTTAAACAACGGAACTAAAGTTGTATTAGGCGTAGATGATGAAAAAGAAGCATCTAGATGGTGTAGAGAACACAGGTTTACAGAGTTAGATGGTTTTATTGACAATACTGGTTTAGAAAGCGTAGAACCAGATAAAAAAGATTTTGCTAAAGTCCAAAAACTTCAAGCACAAGGCCCTATATTTTTAGTAATTACCTCTGATTTAGAATTGGCTAAATTATGTATAGAAAACGGAATAAGAGTATTTCTATTTCTACACCCTAAGTACTTAAGTCACAAGTTTAGACCAGATGGGCGTGAAGGACGACGTAGTTGGGAAGACATTCAAGGCGAGCTAGATAGACAGGTTCAGCTTATTGCCGAGGACCCACGTATATGAACATAGTTTATTTAGGTGCAGAGGTTCCTAGCAATAGAACTATTTTGACTGCAGCTGGAGCTAGCTGCATGGGAGTCAGCTTCTGGGGCCTTCAAAGACGTGGCATGCCTAAAACGATAAAATACGAGCTAAAAAATTATTTTCCAGACAACGTCAGGCTTTTTTTAAATGCTGGAATACCATTTAAACGAGATTTCCTTCAAGCTGAGTTAGCTGACTTTGCAGCTGATTACGAAGCGTTTGTAGCTGAGAACTTAGACAGGATTGAGGGGTTTACTGAGGTAGACCACCCACAGCTTACCCAGTTGTTCATAGACGAGCAGCGAGTTACCAGTTGGTCCGATGTGCCAGAGGAAAAGTTCTGGCCTGTATGGCATGGAGAGGACTTAGAGAGCCTTGCAGTTCGGTATTTAAACGTAGCTTTGCCTGGAAATTTAATTGAAAATGAAACCAGTTTGTCAGCAAAGACTAGGCGACTCAGTACCATACACGGAACTACTTTCCATGCTTTGGCTAGCGCCAAGCCAGACAACCTGCGACAGGTACCTGTAGAGACCGCTAGCACCCTTTCTTGGCTATCCCCCATGATGCGTGGAGAAACGATTGTTTGGGATGGAA